ACCTGTTACAAAAACCACCCGTCTCCCATGCAAGACACAAAACAACAACAATACGATGACGCCCTGGCGCGCTATAAGCTCGCACAGCAGGCACACCAGCAGGCCCTTAAGGTCCTACTGGACGCTAACAAACGCGAGTACTCCACTCCTCAATCGAAGCGAGACACCATCGCCACCATTGAGAAGAATGTCTCTGTCCTCGCGTCTGAAGCTCGTAGGCTCCGGGAAAAACTGGAGCCATTAGCAGCGCTGGCTGCTAAAGAACGCGAACACAACCGACTGTTAGACTTCGCGGAGTCCATCCAGCAAACACCGGGCGATGCCTGGGACGAAGGAGCCGCCCTGTGGCCCAATCCAAACGCATCGGAAAAGGCGGCCGTCCTGGCCCTTTTCAATAAGATGGAGGTTGCGGAGGTGACCCCACTACCCGCATCACCAGCCTCACTGAAGCAGGTTCAGGAGGAGGTCGGAAAACCGAAACCGTCACCCAAGAAGAACAGCCCCCAGACCCTCAAGGACAGCAATGAGGAGAAGGCGCAAAATGACTGGGTGTCAGTTAATCAAGTCCCATTGTACCAGGAGGTGTGCCACCAGTACCGCTTGCAAAAGCAGCGCTTGTGGAAGGAGGCTTCTTGCCCACTGCCCTGGAACAACGTTGGTGTCGAGATTGCCAAAGATCCTCGGATCACAACCTCGTGCACCAACAAAAAGATCACATTCCACCCACTACATAACTCCCACAGAGCACAGGCCGAGGCGGCCATGTTGGCTGAGATTTTCTCATGCTACCCAGCGAGCAGCACTATAGTGGAAGTGGCAATTGGCTCTGCCTACGAACGCCGTAAAGCCCAATGGAAGCAACTGGCCGCAGCGGGGCGACCCACCCCAGATCTACTGTTCACCCAGCCGCTTCTGAGTGACTACGACATCCACCACCAGGCCAAGCAGCAAAAGGTTTGGAGAGCAAGCAACGGAGCTCGCATAAGTTGCATTGGAAACGAAACCGTAGCCGATATGGAGATCAGAAAGAACCCCATGATCCTCGGCAATGTGTGCTACTATCTCACAGCAAAAGAGTGGGAAAGGCTCAAAGCGGCCAAGGTGGTCTACATACTGGCCATGGAGATCGACAAACCGCAAGGTGAGGTCGACGGGGTGAAGTGGCGCAAAGAAGGAGCCCAAACCATCTTTGAGATGGATGACAACGGAGGTTGGGGCCATGATATGTCATGGAAATCGCGCACTACGGCGAACCTCCAATTGGTGTTTAAGATTGGCCAGGGTGGTCTTAACACTGTGGTGTACAGGTGGGTGCCAGACGAGTACGATACATTCCGGCCCTGGATAGAACCACCCATCGGTAACTGCGGTTTGCCCCGGTCAAAGAAGGGGTTGCCGGCAGCTTTGGCGCCTCCGGTCGCCCTGCCCACCCCCGCCCCACCAAGCCCTTCCCCCCCATCAGCACCACGCACACCACCGCAGGCGCCCCCAGCCAAACCGCAGCGCAGCCCCAAAGGGAAGGAAAAAGCGCAATCTCCGGTTTTGGCCCCCCACAACCGGGATAGCGTTGCCTCATCATATGGCAATGCTATTGTGTTTGGAGCCCCCCGCCGGCCCACACCGCCACCAGGGCCCTGCGTCCGAGCAGCGTCTGTACCAACTGAGCCCCATCGCTCACCCCGCCTAGCCCCCCCACCGACCGCACCTGCGCAACCAGCACCCCTACCACCCCCAGCAAATGATGGTACCCTGGCAGCCATTGAGAGCCTGCAGGCCCAGATGCTCGCTCTGACAGCAGAGACCGTCAAGCTCCGTAAGAAGCTAAGGAAGGCGAGAAAGAAGCGGGCCGAGCCCTTGGACATCCAGGCCTACATAATGTGGGCGCTCACCCTTTTCTTGGCCATCCCTTTTGTCCAAGAGGTTAAAACATGGGTTGAGTCCAATCTCCGTGCACGGCGATACAAGCTGCGCATCACTACCCCATGGAGCACAGCATATGGGGATCCACACAAGCGCCAGAGCGCTGCGTGGGCAAAGCAGCTAGCTGATGAGTCGGCCCCTGACGACCTCGTTGGACCCCCGCGCGCTAAGTGGGTACTACGAGCGCGCAGGGTCGCGAGGGCCTACGTCAACCTCATCATCAAGAAACGCACTGTGGAGGAGCGTGCCAGCCTGGCAGCCAGCATATGTTCCACGAACAAAACAGATGTGGTGGAGATGGCCCCACTCATCCAGCTCATTAACGCATATGAGGAGGTCATTCGTGAGGAGGTCTCCAGGAGTGAGAACGACCATGGGCCCCTCCCGCTATATGCTATGGCTGCCTGCTGCGTCTTACTTGCCCTCAAAGTGCCCACCTTGCCCATTTTGCTGATCGTGATGAGTGCCGCCATCTTTTGCCAGCGCTACATCGAAGTTGCAGCAGTGGCGCTGATGTTTGTGGCTGGCATGCCCCTATTAGCTGCTGTGCCCCTCGCATCCCTAGGGCTCTTTCGCAGAGACTACATGGTGGTGGCTGTCTTTCTAGCTCTCATGCTGACAGCCTCACCCGGCGCGTGGTTTAATTTTGTGGATTGGTCCATGCCACTAAGTGCCGGATGGGAGCGCCTCCGCACGAGCGCCTTCCATGGTGACGTCACTCACTGGCGCAATCTCATGGCCTGGTGGGTGTCCGAGAATTTTGATGAGGCGGCCATGGAACTTATCATGGAACATGCCCTTAAGAACCCGTTCCCGGTGGCCATAGGCAACACGGCGGCTTCAGCTGTGGTTGAAACAGCCCTAGACACTTTCGTTCCATTTTATGGGGGGGCCATCTATAGCGTGTATCGCGACGCCACTAGATGGGGTTTCTCACCCGCCTCCATGGCCGTCCATGTGTTGCCGCACAGTCTCACGCACCACGTTGGTTACACTGCAGCCTTCGCCATTGGGTGTGTTATCCACACCACGTACAATATGCTGGTGATGAGTGGGTCCTCATACGCTGGTCTGATCCTGCTGGCCTTCGCCCTTGTCCCAGGGGTGCCTCGATGGGCTTTGTTTCCCGTGCTGGCAGCCACAGCCGTCTGGGTGGCCCAACCAGCCCAATGGATCTCAGCGGCTACGGATTTGTGGGTCATAGTTCCGTGTGCCTATTTTATGTGCCACCGGCCCTCCAAAATCAACGCCCGCCAGGACCTGTTGAGCCCAAGTGCCTATCGAGGCACAACAGTCATGTCTTCCTGCAGAGGCGTAGCAACTGGCACGGCACGCCCGGGGGCAGCACTCCGGCTCCCCCGAGGCGCATGCAATCATAACTCTCCAAGTTACCAAGTAGCTGGACCCAGACTGTCCATAGCCAGCGTTTTTTGTCTCAAATCCTGCATTCATAACTTGATTGAGGCAACCCTACGGCGAATGGCTGGTGTCCCAAAGCGCTACGCCAGCGACCCAAGCCAACTCACGACAGACAAGGATCCTGTATCCTTACGCGTCGCTGACATACGCGCAGAGATGCTGCCGTTACTGCTGGAGGGGACTCGCGGGCCTATGGGCCGCACTCCACCCATGCTTTTGTTCACGCACCAGTGGCTGCGACGCTTTCCCACAGGCAAAGCGGAAGGTCTTGAGCGTGCTAGCATGCTCAACTGCGGCAAACTCAAAAAGGCATACACAGCATTCGTCAAGCTGGAAAAACAAGTGATCACCAAAGATCAGATTGATGGCGATGATGCTGAGCTCTGGACGGAAGGGGAACATGGCACAACAGTGACGTCCAATCTAGTTGGGGATGCCAGAGGCATTAGCGTGCCTCATGAATCTGTACGTTGTGACCATGGCCCAGCTGCCGATTTCTATAACAAAACGCTTATGTATAGATTCCAGGGCCAAGTTGCCATGGCATGCGGACTCAGACCGCTGGAGGTAGAGCAGTGGAGCCAGTGGATCATGGCCAACCACACTTGGGGCATATTGGTGCAAGGCGACGACGTCCTCCACCTTGAAAAGAGGGAGGGCAGATGGTATGCAGAGAGCCTTGATATCTCTCGGTTCGACATGCACATTCGTCGGGCCCACCTTCTGATCACACACGACTACTTGACCGCTTTGGGCCTTAAACCGTTGGCCAAAGCGCTCTGGCGCTTGGGCCGGACTCGCACTTATGTGTTGAGGGCCGGTCATCAAAATGGCTCGGTGCGGATACCAGGCACACGAGCGTCAGGTGATGTCGACACTCTACCCTCAAACTCTTTGGTGGTTGCGGCCATAGCTTGGCATGCTAAAATCCACAGCCAACCTCTGGTCGCCGCATTCTATGATGCTGGTTTTATCACAACGGGCAGCACGCACCTCGCCAGCTCTGGGAAATGGGACTTCCTTCAGCGCCTACGTTACCCGGCAGACAATGCCCTAGGTTATCACCCGGCCCCAAAAATCGGGCGTATAGCCGCCAGGATATTCTGGACCAAGGTCCCCTTCTCCCGTGCCAAGCTCCCCGGCTACTGCCGTGGTGTAGCTCTTGGCCTGGCGAATGAGGTTGGCCATGTGCCCATATTGCGCGTTCTGGTTCGACGCGTGATCGAACTGTCGCGTGGGCATAAGGTCCAGTATGACCCCTCGGAACTCCGTGAGGCCCCATACAAAACCCTCAGCAGCGAGGCCTCTCAACTGACCCCGAGCGTGTACCCGTTCCTACTTGATAGATACGGCATAACAGAGGAGGAATGCGACCGAGTCGAACAGAGACTCGCGAATTTGGAGTGGGATGAGTTTATTGATGACGACTCAACTCGCGATGTGTGGCAGCGCATCTTGGCTGCTGACTTCTGACTACTTGCGTGCGACAAGGTAAAGTCACAAACACCAACCATGAAACAAGCGAAGCAATGGGCCAAGATGTTGGCCAGCCCTTCCACCACATTAGTTCGTGCCCCGTCGAGCACGCCCTACCTGGCTTCCACAGCTAGGTTTGTTAAATCTATCGACGTTCCTTATTCTGCAACCAATGGCGGCAAGTTCACTATTGTCGCCGGTCCGGACCCAAAACACGCCTACACCACAGTCTATGAAGACAACGCTTTTCCCACTCTACCCGGTGAGCTCAGCGCAGTGTCACACAAGGCTAGCAATGGGGTTGGCGTCTCCGGCGCACATGGGACCTACTCCTCGCAGACTTTTCTTGGGGTTCATTTTGAAGCAGCCAACACGCGAGTGGTGGGCCACCTTCAAGACCGCGGCAAACTAGCCTTCGGCGTTGCCGACGGAGTCCTGATCTACAGTTTCGAAGCTCCTGCTCTCGCAACTCTTGACCTCTCATACCTCAACAAAGCCAATCTCAGCCTCATCTTCAAGGTCTACAATGCCGACGGGACCGAAACCGTCCTTGTATCCAACAACGCATCCGTTGCTCGCAACAACTTCGTTTTGGCCAAGGACATGATCGGGTTCCTCGTCCTGGCCTCTGGAGATGGAACAGGCGAGATCAGCTACAACATCACGTGCGCGACTGCCCAGACAGTCACCGTCCCTGGAACGCAGAGGGTCAATCCTCTGGTCCGGTCCGAGCTCATCGAGCAAGGCAAGGTTGAGACCTGCCGTTGCACAGGGATGGAGATGCTCATCACAAACATGGCACCCCCGGTCAATGCCGGAGGTGAGCTCGTGGTCGCTAGGATGCCTCGCAAATCCTTGAACCAAGCTGGTCCCGTGATGGACAATATCAAACAACAGCCAGAGCAGCTGTACTGGCGCTCTGGTTCGGTAGCAGACGGCGGGTGGGCCTTCTGGCTCCCTGACGATCTCGCATCATACGAGCCCCACAGTGTCGGTTACGCCGGTGGCACTGACAACGTCCTCGTCGCCTCGGGCAACCTCACAGCCGATGGGCTTGTCCGTGTCATGATTACGTGGACCTACGAGTTCTACACTCCTGCTCAAGCCTTTTCCCGGGACTACAATTTCGCCCACGACCAATACACCCAAATGGTGTGGGACAGAATCGTTCGCCAGCCAGCAGTGGCCGCGAATTTTGGCCATGAAGCACTTATTGCTTTGGTCATCTCGGCTGTCCTGGAAAAGCTCACCGAAGCCGTGCCCCGCCTGATCCGCCAGTGGACTGCCAAGCCCGTGGTCCAGGACATCAGCAAGACCGTCGCGATCAAGTCTGGCGCGACTGGCGGCGAACTCGCCCGTATGCCCCGGTTCATTGGACCCCAAAATCGGCCCCAAGGCCGCTCCAACCCTCCTCCGCCAGGCGGTGGCCCCAAGCCACAAGGCCAGCGTCGGAGGCGCGGGGGAACCGGTGTCCAACCCGGCACCCGGCCATTGAGATAGCTCAAGCCGCATAGCCCGTCTTTTCTGTTTTCGAGGGGGGCTTCACAATTCCCGTAACCTAGCTACCGAAAAAATGCTAGTGGAAAACTTCAAAC